CGACGACATTAGAACTCTATTGCGATAACACCGATATTGCGCGCGGCGCCCTGGGCAACCGGAGAACCAGATGTTCCCGAGCGGACTTTTATGAAGGCGATACCCAGGTAATTACCCGCATACAAAAGAATGGATCTCGAGGCCGCTGCCTGGATGAGCACTTCTGTGCCATCTTCGTTGTAAAGATTATTAAAAGTCGTTCCGTCGCTGGATGTTTGTAGGGTGAGATTGGCAGCCGTCCATTCCGCGGGCATGATTATCCTGCACAACGGCACCGACTGCACATTTACGGCTGCGCTCAGGCTTTCTCCGTTTGCTATTACGGCGTTGAGAACTGTAGGTTTTCGCATGTCTGCCTCTTGATGAGCGATCCCACGTTTTCAGCGGGGGATTATTTTTTCGTGGATTGATTATTTCTTCGCCTGCACGGCAAACCCGATCGGCACATTGCCATGCGCGGTGGCCGGTGCTTCCGGCTATGCCAGTAGCCCGGCTGCCTTGAGTTTCGTCTCGAGTTCCGCCATTCGTGTTTGCAAGTTCAAGATCACCTTCAAAACACTCTGCCCTTCGTCCGCCGAGGCAAATCCAAAGCCGCTGTTTTGCACCAGGTCTTGTATGGCATAGTCTGGTGTTGATGGAGCGGTGGCGGTGATGCTGGTCAGCTGGGCTGTCAGTGCCGCCGGTGTGCCTTTCAATGTGACAGAATCGACCAGGTCACAGAATTCTTCCTTGCTCGGCTTGACGCACTCCTGGAAGTATCCTTTCAGCGTGCTCGCGCTTTTTGCTGTCATGTTTCACATCTCCTGGCGTTACTTCGCGCCGCCGACCAATTCCACGGTGTATCCGAGATCCTTCTGCATTCGTTCGGCGATTTCATCAGCCGTCAGACCGATCTCAGGCTTCACGGTCAGGTCGGAAAAGAACGCTTTGCCGTCTTCGAAGTGCACGCCATAGGCGCGCCCGTTGTATTCATTGTTTTTTGGGGTGCTTGCCTTGTATTGTTTTACGGTTTTCTCTGCCATTTTTCCTCACATAAAAAGGGAATACCGGGGCAGGTTATCCCCTGCCCCGGCTGGTTGTTATCTTACGCGATCGTGTCGCGCTGCGGACCTGAAACAATATCCGCATAGACCGTGTTGGCAGTTTCGGTTCCGCCGCCTGTCATCAGCACCCGCCAGTAGCGCAGTTTGCTCTGGCACAGCTTTATGACGCGACCGATCGAAGCCGCACCCAGCGCGGTGGTGATTGCCGGGAAGGTCGGCCCGTCTTCAACGCCCGATCCAAAGGCCGGATCGGCGCAGTACTGCACTTTCGGGGTGACGGTTCCACCCGAGCCGGTCATGGCCGCCGTGCAGGTCACCTGGACCCACAACCCTGCAGCCCCGGATTTTCCCACGTCCAGCACTGCCGATCCATCCGCCCGGGTGAGCGAAGTCGGTGTAACTGTGCCGGTCATGGTCGTGCCATCGTGAAAGGAAAGATTTGCGTCTCGCATGATATTTCTCCGTTAGCTCACGGCCATCTTGAAGCCTTTGATCCGGCAGATGCTGTACTGGCTCAGGTTGAACAAGCCAACCGCCCAGTCGATCCGGCGCAGGTACTGAGGTCCCGCTTCGGTTTCATTGCCGTTCAAAGGATCGTACACTTTCAGGCCCATGTCAGCGAGCTGGATACCGCGCAGGCCATCATCACCGTCCATGCGTGCCACGTAGATGCTGGTTGCGTCGTTCCCGCCATCGCCCGGGTCTTCGGTGTTGGTGATGATCTCGGTCGATTTGTCCGATTTCAATCCCACATCCACCAGCGGTACGCCGGCGAAGTTCTGCCAGGTCTTGTCATACAGTGCGATGGGCTGGTATACCAGCGCCAGGTCGCGCATCATCGAACCGAACTTGATCCACGTGTTTTCGTTCATGAAAATGTGGGTCGCGCCATCAACGTATTTCACCGCCTGGTGCAGCGCGTCCAGGAACAATTTCTCGTTCGCGGCGCTTGCCAGCACTTTCAGCGCGTCGGTAGACACCGCCAGGTCGATGCTCATCCGGGCGGGCATGTTCGATACGCGCTTTTTCAAGCCTTCGAAACTGTCCGGTGTCACGCCCTGATCGCCGTTGATAAAGGCATCGTTGAAAGCCAGGGCTACCGCTTTGGCTTTCATCTTCATGTTGGTTACCAGCGGGCTTTCTTTGAGCGATTTGACCTTCTCGCCCACCTTGTCGATCTTGATGTCACCGCCCAGCAGGGCCAGGGTTTCGGCCACTTCTTCGGTCTTGCCGGAGCTTTCGGTGTAACCACCGCCATATTTACGGAAGCCGGCGCCCGGCAATGTCTGCCAGCGTTGGCCGTTGACCTGGACGCCTTCCACGTTATCGAACGGAATGGACGCCAGTAAATCGGAAAACCGCAGCAGATCCAGGATAAAACCTTTCTGCATCGGTGAGGCGCTTGCTTTTGCTACATCAGCTAAACTGATCATGGTTCATGTCCTCATGGTTATTTGCGGCGCAGCTGCTTTTCGCCCATCATGTACAGCGTCGCCGGGTCGTTGATTGCGGAGATGTTGTTCGAGTTGACCGCCCCGCCGTTGCCGATCCCGATGATCGTGCTCCCGGCGTTGCGGGTTTTCGCGGAGGCCAGCCGCTCTTTTTTGGCTTGTACCTGTTCTGCGACTTTGGCTAACCACTCATGCGCTGGCAGGTCGTTGCGCGTCACCTGCGCGAATTCGGGGTCGCCTTCTTCAAAGCCGCCAACGGCTTCAGCCATCTTTATTGCAGCGGCAGCGATCGGGTCAATGCCAGTGGGAGCCTGGGACTGCGCGCTCTGCGCGGTCTGTGCGGCTTGCTGGTTGTCAGCGCTTGTGGGTTTCTCGGCTAGGGTTTGCAACACAACATTCTGGCGCAGGGTGGCCTTTTGTTCCGGGGTCATCTCCTGGCCTGTCATCTTGTATGCCGTCTCGATCTGCTCAATCCGCGCGCTGATCTGTTCATTGATACGGTTGCTGGACTTGTCCACCAAAGACTGAGCGCGGACGAAGGCTTTGTCGGCTGCTTCGTTTGCAAGTCGCTGCGCTTCTTCGATGGTCACGTACTTTGGTTCAACCGGGGCGCTCGTCGCGGGAGTGGTTTGCGCTTCTTCCACTTCCACGGAAGCATCGCCCTGTAAACCGGTTTTTGTTGGCATTTCGATCCTCCGTGTTTCCTGTTTGGAAAACAAAAACGGGGCACACCATTTCGGTGTGCCCCGCAGGGAAACCCTGTTTCTGTCGGGCCTTACTAATTCATTTTACTACCATTTCGCCGGTGTTTCAAGTAGGGGCGCTCTGCCGCCCTATGGCTGCGTCATCAGCATATTTGGCTTGATGACCGCGTCCAGCCAGACCTTCACGTTCCCGCTCGGCCTGCCTTCCTTCTCCCACACGCGCCGGAGTTCCGCATACCCGCCGGTCGTGAGCGGAACACCGGCTGTCACATACCAGGCTATTTGCTGCATCAGCAGGTCGTTGAACTGGGTCAGGTCCACCTTGCGCGCGCTCATGTCGCTCACAAGTTGAGCTTCCGGGTGCGTCCTTTTATACTCCCGGTTCCAATCCCAATACTTCGCCAACTCAGGATGTTTGAGCAGGTAGGCCTTGCGCTCGGTCGATCCTTCCGGGAGCGCATAATATCCGTTTTGGATGTCGTAATAGTTCGGGAACTTCGCATCGCGCTGATCATAATACGATGACACCGCCGCTGAGAAAGCCGGGTCTGGCACCTGTGCCGGCTGGGTTTGCATTGTCTCCGGACTGATCCCGGTCGGGGGCATCTTCTCGCTGCCGGGTACATACCCGTTCAGCAACTTCGCCCACATGGCCAGGGTGTCCATACTTACATTCTCCGGCGCGCGCGTTTCTTTATCCAGGAAGGATGTCTTGAAATCTTCACCGAGCGCATCACCGGCGGCTTTGCGCGAGTATCGATCAAGACCCATGTACTTGTCCCATATCTCCGAGATGACAAACTGCCGCAGCCTTTCTTCCGGCTTGTCATACAGCCCCAGCCGCGCTTCGTATTCGGGATGATCGTCAAAGAACTTTGTCAGGGCCTGTTTGTCTCCGGCTTTGTAGGCGTCCCATGCATCGTTGTAGGCCGTCTTGTCGCCGCGTATTTCCAGTTCTCCATCCGGCAGCAGGCCGCCCGAGAACAGCATGGCCGGGTTGAGTGCGTTGATGTTGCCTCGGACGGCGAAGTACAGGCTGCCCATACCCTGCTGCTTGAATACCTGTTCCTGCTGCACGCGCTTTACCGCTTCGTCGTACATCGGCCCTTGCCGTTCGAGCGTTGCGACCTGTGCCAATTTGAGCGGGTAGCCTTCGGCCACCATATTGGCAAGCTGCCGGTCAACGTAATACTGGAAAAGATCGATATCGCCCATCTTACCCATTTTAGACATACCCAGCTTTTCGCGCGCCCATTCTTCGGGCTTTGCCAGCAGTCCGAGCGCGTCGCCCACACCTTGCCAGGGGGTGCCGTCCATCGCGCTTTGCATGTTCTGCGCCGTGCGCATGGCCGGGGTCGGGCTGATTGCGTCCTTGTTGCCCTTTGATATGCCGGGGATGGCAATTCCCAGTGCGTTCAGGGGAGCGGAGAGATAAAAAGCCGGTCCTAATACTGCGCCAATGAAGTCCAGCGGGTTGGCCATCTCGGCGTCGCTTTCCTTCACTGCTTGCGCCAGCGCCCGTTCCCAGGTGGTCCCGCTGTGAGTTTCGATGGCCTGTGTCGCATCTTCTTCTTTTACGCTCTCATCCGACATCCAACGCCGGATGATGTATTCCGCGCTGCGCACCTGCCCGGTCTGTTCCTGCTGCAAGCGTTCGAGCGGGGTGAAGAAGTTGGCAAACGGGAAGATCGTTTTGCCGGGGTCGACGTATAATCCGTCGCCCGCCCATTCCGGCATTCCAGGTATCGGGATCCTGATCTTGCCTTTCAGCCGGTCCGGTTCGTTCGATTGGTAGGTCTTGCCCGCCTGTTGCAGGCGGTAGTAGTTGGAGAGCCAGGCGGGTTTATCGATGGCACGCTGGAACCACTGCCCGGCGCTCTCGGTCATCCAGAAGCGGTACGGGGCAAAGAAGTCGAGCACCTTGCCGGCGCCGCGCCGGCGGTTGTAATTCAATAAGGCTGCATCGCGCTTGATCTCGCCGTAGCGCAGGGTTGCCAGCTTGGCGCCTGGCATCTGGGCCTTGACCTGCTTCAGGTATTTTTGCAACGCGGCCAGGCTCTCCGGGCTGAGATCGCCCAGGTTGAAGGACTTGCCCGCGCCGCCTTCGTAGGCCGAGCGGAGCGCATCGAGAGCTGGTAAAAGATCGTTGCTGAATGCTTCGTGGTAGATTTGCGCGGTCGGTTCTTCGCCGAGTATGCCTTCTGTCCCACCGTGGGGCATCGTAGGGGCACTTTCCCACGGGAATGGTTCGGATTGCCCTGGCTGTGTCTGCAAGAACGTATCCTGCTGCGCTACCCTGTTTACATCGCCCGGATCGATCACCTTGCCGTCGGTTGTGACCAGCCTGCCTGCCCTGTTGGTGCCTTTGATGTTGTATTGTTCGCCGTTGCGAACAACGATGTCACCCACCTTGACCGGATTGCCCGCCGCATCCAGCGCATTCTTGCCGGGGATGACGTCCGTGATGCTCTTCGCATTCGGCGCGTCCATCTTGGTCTTTGTGCCGGCGTTCTGCACGTCAAATAGTTGCCCGGTTATTTCCTGCATTCCCGGCAGAAGCCCCCCCGCCTGGCCGGCGTCAACGGGTGCGGCTTCGCGCTCGCTGATCAACCGGTCAAATACACCGCGCACTTCATCGCTCATGCTCACGCCGATCGGGCTGCCCAGGATCATCTTGTAGACCTGCTCCATCACGGCCCGGAAGTGTTCGAACACGCTTTTCAAGCCTGCGTTCGGCGCTATCCCTTCCGCCAGGTAGCGTTCCCAGGTGCGGGCAAAGGCTTCTTCATGCGCGGTTTCCCACTGGCCATCCTTCACGCCGAAGTGCTTTTCCAGCGTGTCGATATCGCTCTTGATCCACTCCGCGCCTGTCTCTCCAAAAGTCCTGTACAGGTCGCGCCGTAGAATGTGGCCGAATTCATGGGCAAAGGTCGATGCGTCCGCGCTCTCGAAGGCTTTGACCACAGCACGCTGGTCGGCAAGGAACTGGACCGCGCCGGCTGGTTTTTCTCCGAGCGCCTGGAATAATGCTTCTCCGCCTACGGTGCGCGCCACTTGCTCGGCCATCGATGGGTCAAGCCGGTGTGCTGCATCGAGCAGGGCTATTCTAGCCTGCTTGTTGCTTTCGTCCAGCACCGCCCGTTTCAAATCGCTTTCTCCGGCGCGCACCAGTGCGCGCGCGTACCCGTCCGTCTCTGTGTTATTCAGGCTGCGGTTGACCGGGTTGATCTGTTCCAGGTTGGCCCCTTCCGGCAGCGCTTCATCCTTCCCGAATATATCCGCAAAGCTGCGCGTAAACCAATCATCGACGGAATTGCCCGTCAACGTCGCCCACGTCTGCGCCCTGGCTTTGGCCAGCGCCACGTTGTTATCCGCCGCCTGCTCGCTGTAACCAAATTTCTCCACCAGCAGCTCGCGCAGGCGATCGGCACTCATGTGCAGCCTGGCTTTGTCTGTCGCCCGTTCGAGTTGCGCGCCCATCGTATCGTTGGCTGCGAGTAGGTCGGTCTTGTCCTTCGCCGTCACCAGCTCGCCATACACCCGCTGCCGCAGTTCATCGATCGCCGCCGGGATGTCCTCCGGCGCGCGCATGTAAGCATTATCCAGCGTGTCCATCAGGCTCGCCAGTTGATCCGCATCCGCGTTTTCTATCCCGCTTTGCACATCTTCCAGCAGGAGCCTGAATTCATTCCAGCCGTAAGGGTGCCCGGTCGCCTGTGCCAGGTTGCCGTCATACGTGGCCTGATCTCCAAGCTGCCGCCATATCTCGTTCTTGATCGCCCGTTCGGTCGCTGTTGCTTCCGCCCCGCCCGAGACGTTATCCAATCCCTGTAACATCTGCTGGATGGTCAGCGCCACTTTGGCTTGCTTATTCTTCAGACCCTTAAGGCTCTCATACCATGCCGGCAGGGTTGCTGACTTGCCTTCCTCCCAGGTCGAAAATGCTTTGTCGCCTGATAATTCCTTTTGTATCAGTTCCACCGCCCGGTTCACCCCGCCGTTGTCCATCGGGTTGTCCAGTTCGCCCGGCGTCATGTACATTTCTTCTTCCATCCGCATCGCCAGTTCGTCGAGCGATAAGCCGCCCTTTGTCTTGAACAGTCCCGGCCCCCAGGAGCGCTGTACCTTGCCTTCACCGGTCACATCTCTCAGGTACTTCAGGTTGATGCCGCCCTTGCTCTTGATCCATTCGATCAGCGACATCTTCCGCCCGGCCCGCACCTGGTTGAGCATGTCTCCCAGGATAACCCGCACAGGCTCGCGGATGATGGCCGGTAATTGCGCAACCGGCTTGTTTTGAAGCAGTTCGAATACATCCGCCTGCCGCTGTTGTTCCGCTGTTATTTCCACCGGCTTCACCTCGGTCTGGTCGTTTCTCCAAATGTCTCGAACCGCATTTTCCACGTTTTCTGGCGCCTGCCTTGCGTAATTTTCCAGCGCGTCGCGTGCCATTTCAGGCGTGATGTCGGCGAAGCGCAGGATCTGGTGCGCATCTCCCGGACCAAACTGCCGGACAATTTTCAATAATGCCAGCTTTTGGTCGGGAATGATCTCGCCGGCTGCATCTGCCGTTGGCAGTCCATTATCGGCCATGACCTGCAAGACTGCATCCTGCCGTTCTTTTATCTGCTCCGAGGTCAGGTATTGAACGGTCGGTTCAGGGGTCAGGGCTTCGGCCTGCTGCGCCTGGATTTCCGTATCAAGCTGTTGTTGCTCCGCCGCTTTTGTTTCCTTGTTCTGCGCTGCCTTTTCCACCAGGTCAGGGGTCACATCGGCAAAGTCGTGCACGTTCTTACTTTCCGCGCCAGCCCATTTCTTGACCGTATCCAGGATGATTTCCGGTGCGGGTGCTACGGGTTGGCCGTTCGCATCCGCGGCTGTCAGTCCATGATCGACCGCCGCCTGTAATATCTCGCTTGCGTGCGTGTCCGCCGCCTGTGCTACATTCTGCGCCACATCCTGGGTCAGCAATTCAGGCTGCCCCGGTCGAGCGGGAGCTGGTGCATTCGGGTCTGTCGGCCCGCTGTCGCCCTTGTAAAAGCCCATCGCCTTGTTGATCGCGTCGGTGTAGCGCTGTTTCCATTCGTTGATCCAGCCCACTTTCGCTTCGTTGAACTGTCTCCAGGCTGCGTTTCGCTGCGCTTTGGTCATCACTTTGGTGGCTGCGATGTGTTCCTGCTGCGCTTTCCACATCGCCGTGCGCCAGTCGCCCACGTCCTTGAAGCCCGCCTTCAGCACGTCGCCGGCTTGCTGCCCGAACTGGGTCGTTAAGATATCGGATAGTTGCCCGCTCAGTTTCGACTGCGTTTTCAGGTCAGCCTGGAAAGCCTTTTCGAATTCTATATCCACTTTGGCACTCACCATATCCCAATCCATCGGCCCGGCTTTGCGCTCGAACAGGTTTTTGAAAAATTCATCTTGTAATATCTCGCGTGTCTTAAAGGCTGCGTCCCAGGTGGTGTGGCTTTCCAGCATCAGGTTCAAGGCGCTGCGCGATTGTCCTGCTTCCACGCCCCACGCATCGAACACGCCCCTGAAGATCGAACGGGAGAAGTTATTCTGCCGTATCCATGCCGCCCGGTCCTGCGCACGTTTGGTCATCACGTACGCCCGCTGTTGTTCAGGAGGCAGTGAACCCAGATGGCTCATCATTTCTTCCATCGTGCGCACCGTCCCGATCCAGCGGTCGGCCAGTCCCATCTGCATTCCTGCCAGCATTTCAGCCGCTGTGCCCGGTCCTTCCAGCTTCACCCGCGCCGCGGTCTTTTTGGCCAGTGTCTCGAATTCGTTGGCTGCCATCTGGTCCAGATAGTCCAGGGCGTGCTGCTTTGTCGCTTCGAAGGCGCGCAGTTTCTCCGCCGGTGTCCTGGCGTTTTTGATCCGCCGTTGCAGATCGTCCAGCACGCCCGTCTTGTTGAACATCTCTGTCATCTGTTCGACCGGTATGCCGTAATCCCGTGCCGCCTGATCAAGCGCGCCGCCCAGGTTGCTTTCCACCGTCCGCGCTACCAGCAGCTCATCCAAATGTTGGATGTTCATGCCCGCGCCGATGGCGTCGTAGATCAGTTTGGATGCGCCCGGTATCTGCGCATCGATCGCCGCTGCCAGCGACGGGTCCATCTTCGCAAATCCGCGCCCGGCTTTCCAGTTCTGCGCCCAATGATCGCGCATCGCCTGCACAAAAGCCTGCTTTCCCTGCATCCCTTCGAATTTCCCGCTGATTTTCGGGAATAAACCCGTTGCCAACCCGGTTACTTTGTTCTTCTTTACCGCTTCAGCCAGGTTAGACGCGCCGCCGATCAGCCCGCCGCCCTTCTCGGCTTCTTTCAGGATGTTCGCGCGCGCATACTGCACGTTCCCGGTCGTTCCTCCCGCGCCGGTTGCGTCACCCATCAACCCCACGCCCTCATTCAATCTGGAAGGCGTCACCCCAAAGTCTGCCAGCCACTCATTGACGCGCCAATCAGGCATGATGTGCCCGTTTTCCGCGAAAGTTGTCACCGCGTTATTTAATACGTTGTTGATCATATAGGTCGGCGAGTTCAGAAGCGCCATTGACATGATCGCCTTGCCCAACTTTGCCAACCTGAAAAAATCGCTCTCTTTTTTTAGACCGTAGTAATCCTTGATCCAGGTCTGGTATTTGTCGTCCAGCCCGCTCATCACCTGCCCGAACCACTCCTGCGGCGAGTGCGGAACACCCGGCTTTTCGTACACCTGCAAGGCTTGCTGCAGGCTCTCCGGGGTGAAGCTGCCCGCGTCCGCCATTTCCGCCAGCGCCTTCGCGCCTTCATCGGTCCCGGCCCGCGCCCGTTCCACCAGCCTGTCAAAGTCCAGTCGGGCCGTGTCGTTGTTTCTCCATGCCTGTATCACTTCATCCGGCGTCATCCCCAGGATGCCCGCCACTTTGTACAGCACTTCCCGCGGCCCGCCCGGTGTGTCCAGCATCTTCCAAAAGAGAACCCGGTCACCTACAAAGTCTTTGGCTGCCCGCATGGCCGGGGCGATCGTGTACGCTTCCGGACTGCCCAGGTAGGCTTCGCCCAGGTTAGCGCCGGCGTTGTAATCCATGTCCGCCAGCGCGTTGTAATGCTTCCCGAATTCTCCCGGGTCCAATATCCCGTTTTTAATTGCCGTGTTGTACAGCAACCCGCCCACGTTGTCGCGCAACTTGTCGATGAACAGCATCGCCTTCGATTGCGGGGTGAGCTCGGCAACCGCGTTCTTTACTTTGCCAAAGATGCCAGTCGCGGCTGTCTCCGGTTTTAGTTCGGCGATGGTGTTGTCCGGGGCTATACCTGCCAGTCGCTTTTCCAGTGGCGATGTTGTAGCTGCCAGACCGGCAAGGCCCGATGCTTTCAATTCTTTTACCGCTCCAAAGATACCGGCATTTTTCGTGAACATGACCTTGTCAAAGGCTGCCGCCAGGTGTTCCTGTCCGGTCATCTTCGCTATTTTCCGCCCCGCTATACTTTCAACATCGCCCATTCGGTTGAGCGGATCGAGCGCAACCTGGTAAAGAAGATCGGATGTTACACCTGTAATCCCAAATGTGTTACGCCACTGTGCAATCACTTCTTCCGGGTTGGCTCCAGGTTCCATCAAATCATCACGTACAGCCGATAGAAGCCTGGCCGTTCTGCTCGTTTGCCAGAGCGAATACTCATAATCGGTATTGTTATCAACTGTCACGGGTTCGGTTTTCCCAATTTGGAAAACCTGCCCGTAATCGGCAAATTTCAGGTCTTCGTTTTTCCAATCAGCGTTTTCAAATATCTTTGGGATGCGCTGCAACCCCCATTCTATCGCCGGGGGGATGTTTGCCAGCATTGGCGAGCTTGCACCGCCCGCTTCGAAAGCAAGTTGCGCTGCTTCCCATGCTTTCTTCCAATCGAATTCGGAAAGAGTTCCATTCTGCGCGGCCTGTATCGCCTGTGAGCCTGTTCCCAATACCTGCTCTTCTGTTTGTATCGCCAGGTTGAAGAGTGCCAATCCCTTATCCGCCACCTGGCCAATGCCCATGATAACCGGATTGTCTGTCTTTAGTTTGTTAACATCCCCACCCATCCAGCTCACGAACGCCTTGACTATGCTTATATCTGCGAAGTCAAATTCTCCCGTTTGTTTTGCCTTTTGAGATGCCGCGCCTACCGATCCGAGTGTATATCCCAGAGCAGCGCCTGGCACTCCACCAGCGAAAAGACCTAATGCGGTGGGTGTATACGCCGGATCGGATGTGAAGTCGAACATCGTCCGCTGCCAGGCGGGCACTTTCGACCAGTCGTATCCAACATCCCCCGGTCGCAAATCCTGCGCCTGCCCTGCTTGCGCCTGTGCGGGGGTCTGGTACCCGCCCGCCCGCGTCTGCCAGCTGTTGTCCGTGATCGGTTGCGGCAGCGCGCGCTTGTACTGCGCCAGTTGCTGAGGTGTCATCAGTTCCGCCGGTGGTAATGGCATCTGCTGCAGGAATGAGCGTGCCGGGTCGTTCGCTGCCAGGTAGCCCCACTGGTCGGTTGTCTTGCCTGTGTTCTTCGTGCTGAACCAATCATAGGCGGCTTTCAATTTGATCGGGTCTACACCACCCGGCAATGGTTTCCCGGGGTTGGCCAGCATCCACGTGTACCACTGATTGACGTTCTTGCCATCTTCCCAGAAGGATGGACTGTATCCCGCGCTGACCGGAGATGCAACCGATGTGATTGATGGATAGGCAGTTGAAGCCACGCCGGCTGGCCCCATCGGCCCGCGGTAATTTGGCCCGAGCTGGCTGTAATCCCAGGTCGCCTGCCCCTGTTCGTCAAAACTCGGCGACATGCCTTCATAAGCTGCCGTTGTTGGTGATACATACGGCTTGGTTGACCAGTTGCCTTTTATCCAGCCGGGAATGCGTATGACCTGCCCCTGTTGCAGCTCGTCATAGCTTCCGTTCGCGTTGCGCAGGGATGCGAACTTGCGCTGATCGCCGCCCAATTTCCCGGCGATGCTCTCCCAGCTTTCACCCTTCTGTACCACATATTCCTGGTCTTTACCCATGCGCCACCTTTATTAGTCGATGTTCCAACGCGCCATTGCGTTCACCCAGCTGTCATAGGCGTTTCCAGCTGTGCCATATCCGCCACCGCCACCGCCTTTACCGCTCCACCAGGTTTTTGGTGCAGCCTTCGCCGCGCCTTTTACCGCTGCCGGCTGGGAATAAGCCGGGTATCCTCCCGGGGCGTTCTGAAAGTAGGTGTATGGTGCCGCCCCGTTGCCCGTGTTCTCAAAGTACTGCGAGCCAAAACCCACCGGCGTGTTGTAATCCGGCGTGGCTGCGGGTGCGACCTCTGCCTGCGCTGGGCTGACCATCATCGGCGGACCGTATGCTTTCTGCCCGCTTCCGCCCCACGGATTGATCAGCAGGTTCTTCTGTTGGAGCGGGTTCTGTTGCAATGGGTTGGGAAAGTTGGCCGCCCATGCCGGAGGTGGTACCACCGGAGCCGGTCCGTAAGGCTTGTAACCGTTTCCACCCCACGCATTGATCAGCGGGTTATTCTGTTGGAGCGGGTTCTGTTGCAATGGGTTGGGAAAATTGGCCGCCCATGCAGGGGTTACACCCGGCACGGTTGTTTTCTTGACTGGTGTTACTGGATTTTGATACCACTTATCGCCGTTTGGCATTTCGAGCCTCCTGATTAGTTTTATCCGAACATCTGCTCGGCTTGCTTATGTTGCTCCGGCGCTGCCTGTTTCAGCAGCGCTTTTTGTTGTGGCGTCATCTTCTGCCAGATTGCATTTGCCGCGTTCCTTCGATCCGGTGCTGCCATTTCGCCCATCACCGCTTCGAAGTCTGCGTCCGCCTGCGCGAAGCCGGCCAGGATCGCGTCGTTGATCTCCTGATCGGTCAGCGCCTGCGGTACTGTGGTCTTAACGGCCGGGGCAGGTTGTTTATCCTGCTTGCTGGGGAACATCGCCGCCTCCCGTCATTTCGCCCTGTGATGGCAGGGGTGCTTGTAATGATCCATCCGCCGCCTGCGGTGTTGGCCCCTGTTGTGGTGCTGGTGCTTCTGGTGCCTGCCCTGGTTTCACGGGTGATTGCGCTCCCGGCTGCCCTGGTTGGCCCTGCTGCATGGCCGCCTGCATTGCCGCCTGTAATCGCGATTGGAACTTGGCTTTGTATGCCATCTCCTTCGCCAGTTGCCGCCGTTGTTCATCCGGATCCGTTATTTGCAACAGATTTTCCAGCAGCCACCCGTCGCTCACCTTGCCTTGCAGTTGCTGGAACATGCCCGCATTCTTTACCAGGTCCTGTGGTAGTTTCACGTCCAGCTTTACTTCCACATCGAACGGTTCGTTTAGCTTGGCATTTTTTAGAAGCGCATGGTTAATGCTCTCAAGCCCCAACCATTCCAGCCCCATCTGCATGATGTCACCGATGGCCCGGCTAACGGCCTTCTGTGTTGCGATCAGCGGCAAACGGCCTGCCTGGCTCAGTAGCGCCGTGGCCGAGAAGGTTGCATTTCCGCCGCTCAATGGCTGCCCCAGTGCCTGCCCGTACAGCGTTGATTGTTCCGCCAACCCGTTGGCTATTTCCAATGAGCGGTACAGGTTCGGGTCGATCATGTTGGCATTCCCCGGTTGGACCCTGTCGCCCGGATTAGTGTATGCCACCGGGATCACGCCGCTCGCGTCAAATTCGATCTTGCCATCCACGCTGCCGCGTTCAATCATCCAAAGCGGCGATGAGCCAAATTGCGCCAGCTTGGTGTAGATCGTCGTCAGGCTCAGGGATTGCCGCTGATGTACGCCGCTCTTGAACAGCGTGTACAGGAACGGCTGCAGCCGGCGCTTTTCTTCCTTCCACAGCCGCGAGCCTTCCGCGATTGAGACGGCCACCGGGATGAACGGCAGTTCGTGTTCCTGCGCCAGGATCGGTTCGGCGTCGCCCTGGATCGATACGAAATGATAGGTAAGGTCCCACCAGTCGCACAGCACCTTGAGGTCGTTGTCGTTGCCCGTCAATCCCTCAGCCGCCGAACCGTACTGCTTTCGGATCGCGCCCAGGGTGGTTTCTTCCTCCCGGTAATACGCATCCATGCCCAGCGCGTCATAGCGCGGGTACCCACCCCGTGCGGTCATGATGCGGAAGAGCAGCGGTGTCTTGGCTGCCAGGTTCTCCAACCGGCGCACATTCGCCGGGCTTGTTCCGGTTGCCAGTTTTACCAGTTCGCTGGTCAGGATGACGGTCAGATGCACGTTGGCATATAGCAGACAGGAGAGCGCGGCGTCATAATGCAGGTCGTTGCCCGCCATGCGCCCGGAGATTGTCCACATTTGCCTTAGCGCGTTCTCGATCTCACCCGCCACCGATGTGTCCAGCCCTTCACGTGTAACGGTCGGTATTGGATCGGTTGCCGAAAGCAGCCGCGCGGCGCCCAGAACCTTGTTTCGTCCATCCGGGCTGATAGTCACCTTAAGGTTGTCTGCATCCGGTATGTCGTCCGGTTGGTCCATGAAAAATATCTTTTCGCCCTGGTCGAAACTTTCGTTCCTGTCCGATGCCAGCGCGACCAGGTCCTTTGCCGCGGCTTGCGCGTCCGTAAATAATTTCGGGTCACTGATGTCTTTCATAAACTCCTCGATTTGAACAGCGCGGATGTTTGCTTTTTGGGCGGTTCGTCTTTCTTTTTGTCCGTGCTCACCTGCCCGGTAAGCAAATAACGCAGTGTGTCATAGGCATGATCTTCCTGCTCGGTGTCCACGTCCTCCGGGTTTTTGCGCGCCGATACCAACGTGGCCATTTGTTTGCACAGGTTTTCGCACGTGTTGAATACCTGCAAGCCTGGCCGCCCATCCGGCAGGTTGGCCAGCATTCGGCTGATCGTGCGCTTGCCCTGGATGCGGTCGTTGTTGGCTTTTGTCAGAGGCACGCCTTCGGCGGCATATTCTGTCGCCGATGATCCCACCATCCCACGCAGGTTCTTCTCCGACCACATCGATGGATCAGCGTAATGCAGCTTTATCTTCTCTTCCGGGGGTGTGCTCTCCCGGATCAGTCGCGCCTGCTGGGTGTCGCTCAGGTTGCGCTGGTATATCTCGCGGTACACGTACACCCGCCCGATGTCCAGGTCTTTCGTAGCCCAAAGTGTGCAGAATGGCGCCGCTTCGCCCCAGTCTGTCGCCCGCCAGCGTGGCCAGTGCGCCGGGATTTCGAACGGGTCCACCTTGTGCTTGTCCGGGTTCCAAGCCTTGAATGCCTGCCCGGCGAATACCGACCAGTCGCCATAGCGCAGCGCCTTCGCCACATCCGCGTCGCGTTCCATCAGCCGGCCTTCATAGCCTGGGTCACGCGATACGCCGATCTGGTTATCTTCGAGAAAGGCTGGTATGAAATACGTGTTCGAGTATTTCCCGTTCGAGTTCAGGGTGCGCTTCACCTGCTCATGTTTGCCCTGTTCGTGAAACACATCAAAAAGCTGGCTGTACCAGACGTGTCCGATATTGCCAGGGTTGCTTGGGAAAACAGCGAAGGGGTGGAAGCCCGACAGGCTCACGGTCGAGCGGTTGCGCGTCAGCAGATAGTCGATGATGAACCAGGTGAAGTGCGTCGCTTCATCCGCCAGCAGGATGTCGATCTGTTGGCTCTGATAACTGTACACGTCCTTCTCATGCTGGCAGTGTCGAAAATAAACCGTGCTTCCATTTGGCCAGCTCCATTCTTTCCCACCGTCCGTGCCCCTGGCTTCGCTGCCGAATACTTCATGTGCATATTGCATCGCCGATCCTGGACCGTCCAGTTCCGGGTAGGTGCGCCGGAAGAATGCGATCTGCACTCCCGGCCACATCTCAGCCGCCCACCTGGCCAGGATCAGGTTTCCGTAGGTCTTCCCACCGTATGCCGCGCCGCCATATCCGATCACATCCGCCACAGCCGGACCGCGTTCGCCGGTCGCCCGATACATCGGCACCTTCTGCCCGTTGATCTCCATCTCTCCCGCCGGCGCGCAGCGAAACCCGCAGGCTTCCAGTAGTTTCGTCTGCCGGTACTGCGCCAATGGCAGGCTTTTCAAGTCCACCTTTGCGCTGCGTGAGATCATCTCCTGCTGGTCAGCTATCGGCCACAGGTGACGAAGTCTCAACGAGGGAGGTAAGGTCGAGTTTGATACCATCAGTCTCCGATTGCGCGAATTTCAACCAGTCCAGCAAGTCTTTTTCGGTAAGCACGATGCCTTTTTTATCGACCAGCTGGCGCGCCACGCGCTGCGCTATTCTCAACCGTTCGGCCCGGCTGGCCACGCCGATCATCAGCGAAAGCCGGTCCACTTCCTGCGTAAATTCCATGTCAGCCTTCAAGCGGTAGACCGTCCGCTCGTTTTTCTTTATCTGTTTAGCCACTTCTTTAATCGTGTGGCCTTCTGCCAGCGAAATCGCCGCATCAGATTTCCATTTTGTCCACTTGAATGCTGACATTTTTCTGACTCACTTGTGTCATGGTATTTGCACCGGGGGTATCAACGGGGATATGAAAAAGACAATGATCAGAACCACCAGAAACAATCCAAATCCGATCAAAAGGCCTTGTATCGAATTCGGGATGCGTTTCATCGGATACCTGCCTTGAACACTTCCACCAGCGCCACCCCAACGCCGGTCAGGACGGCGGCCACAATCACCCACACGGCCCGTTCCAGGTTCCCGAAAAACCGCACCACCGCCTTATCAATTTCGGCGACCGCTTGCACCAATCCCATCAACTTTTGACCGTCGCCGTTCAACTGGATTTCATGCTTGTTCACCAGCTGTTCAATCGGTTCCTGTTTGGTGTTGTGCACCAACATCTGCGTATTCAATTCTCGAACCGATGCGGTCAACTCTTCAATCGTTCGCCGGAGTTGGCTGACTTCGGTCTGCGTTGGTTGCGTCATCACCATCACCGTCTCGATGCTGGCTTGAACAACAGGTGCGCGCCCTGGTTGATACCCGCCATCAACAGGAATATCTGCATGTATTGGGCCACCTGCGCTCTGTCGCATGTCTGACCTGCCAGGATACCAGCGCATCCCAGCCCGAATGTCGCGGCCAGGATCAGCACCAGCAGCCCGGCCATTACCTGCCGTTTCTTCAGCTCGCTCAGTGCGTCATACCAGGCCGCCAGACCGGGAAACCAGTCAAACAGGATGGCCACCAATCCGGCCAGCACATAGGCCAGTAAATCAGGGGTGATCGTAAGATTGAACATTTGCTTTTCTCCTATGGAAAACAAAAGCGGGGCACACCATTATGGTGTGCCCCGCAAGGCGAACCCTGTTTCTGTCGGGCATTACGTATTCATTTTACACCCTAATACATGCGCTTTCAAGCACATCCCAAAAGCCCCACCTTTCGGCAGGGCTTTTGGGATGTTCGGGAAGAAAGTTTATCGCGCTGTTTTATGACTTCCCCGGTCTACACCACCCCAACGGTATCTAAGTTATCAGTGGGCGGGCACTTGGCATATCGGCTATTCTCGTTTGAGAAGTCATCATACTTTTATCGCTCAGTTGACCGCGCCCTTTGACTTGAAGGGTAAGCACCGGGGATAATGTCTCTTTTGCGTCCGGGGAACACGTCGCCAATGGTCGAGCCATTGCAGCGGGAGACTTCCAATCCAAAGTTTTTTCGCCTTTATGTTGCTGCCCGCCCTATATGTGGATTCTAAGGTCGGGTGTTACTGGCCCATCTTAAGCCTTGTTCGGATAATTGTCAATCCTTGCGCTCGGGCCAGTGCCAGGTACCAAAATCCAGATACCGCCCATAACCTTGTTTGCGGCTCGTCACCCAAAGCTGATCATTCCCGTCCAGAAACACTTGTAAGTTTGCACCAGGCCGATCGACATACTCGTTCGGAAACACACGCACAACCATTGCCGGAAAGGCTTCACCTTCGTAAACAGTATTTCCCTGCTTGCCCCCGTCTATAATTCGGGCTGCATTGATCTGCTTGGCATCCGAAGCAGACAAAACATAACGGACAATGCGCCCCTCCGTAAGGGTTGGTTCGGGTTTTGGCACAGTTACTTCGCTCATGATTTTCTCCTATTGTGAACAGAATATTCTCTTTTACAAATCGTCATACGGTGGCTATGCGCTCTTCCACCACTTCCGCCGGTTTCTCTCCCAGCAATTGCAAATGCACCTTGCCGCGCTTGATATCCACGTATTCCACCGCGTAGATCAGCCCGTTGATTTCAATGCCGCTGTCCTTCTTCGGCATCTTGCCAATCCGCACCGAATAAACTTCTTTCTTCTTCAGCTCGTCGTAAGCTGCCCGCAGTACCTGATCCTGTTCGCCGGTCAGGCTCCTGATTACCTGCTTCATTTCATCCATACTTTGCATGCTATATCTCCAGCCTTGCTTTGAGTTGCCGGACCTGGTCAATGATAAATTCTATTTCATCGGCCAGTTCAAATAGCTTACATCCTAAAGCCGATTGCGCTCGTTGCTTGATTTCGTTTCTCGGCTTTGGCG